CGCACCCCCTCCGGGGGGCGTGCGCTTCCCCATGCGGGGAAGCTTGCGTTCGCTGCGCTCACGCGAGCACGCTCTAAGCTTACACCATCAGACCCTACAAAGTCAATAGTTCACACAAAGATGTGATGATTTGTCAACATTAACATGTGAAATATTCGGTAAGCGGTCATTTTGCGGGGTTAAACGGTAAACAGAACAAATGTTCTGGGTTGCTTAAGATGCGGGGTGAGCGGTAGTTTTTCGCCGGTGAACGGTCGTAATACCCACTAACTTTATAGGACTTAACATTTCCGCTGGTCAGAGCGTTTACATGTGAAATGTGTGACGCGCCCTCGCGCCTATGTCGGGGCTGCGTTTATTAACTGAACAGTCGGTCTATTAACCATATTGAACTAAGTTCAAATTGAACTTTTGAACTTGTTCAAATTGAACTTTTGAACTTGTTCAAATTGAACTTTTGAACTTCATTAATTAATTGACCGCTCGCTCTATTAATGATAAAACACGTACAATCTTATGGGAAGTTAACCGCAAAATATGACTGCCCATATCTTATGGGAAGTAAACCTGAAATTAACCTGAAATTTCACTTTTTCCTTGCGTAACGTGCGAATTGTGGTATTATATTAACTGTAACGAACAGGAACGAACGAAAGGAACTACCATGGGATTCTGGGTTGGCTTTACATGCGTTATGGCGCTTCTGGCGCTAGGTAGTGCGCTTATCTATTTGATTAATGAGCGGCGCGGTACTTATACATCCGGTTATGTCTTTATGGTATTAATTACCGGCGGTGTTGGGATTATGATAAGTATAGGTATGTTATTGATGTATTGCTTAGTGTTAACAGTTAATAACGGATGGGTGATATAAGATGCTTACATATGTAGATGCTATTGATTGGTGCGCGGAACGTATTAATATGCAGCATACTAACATTACCACGTTGGAAGTATACAGCGATGATGAATCAATTGGCCGGTTAAAGGATGCTTACTTATTTGAACGCGACGGTATGGAGTTGGCTATATCTGCAATATATGGCGTAACACCTACGCAAGTTATATACGATATTGACGAAAGAAGAGGGATGAAGCATGAGTAAACGCTACACTTGGTATGCTGATATTTACCGCTACAATGATGCGCATGAGCTGCTAAAAGGTGAAACACAATCATTTGACACGCGAGACGAATTATACCAACATTTACGTAATGAACTTGCGTTTGAGGGCATCAATGATAGCTATAAGTACCCAGATAAAATGTCTAACGGTTATGCCCGTGCATATATTAAGCATGAAGAGAGGTAATACAATGAAACCGATTAAACTTATGTCACTAGTGTTATCATTAGTTTTGTTTGCCGTAAGCGCCGCCGCCCCTGTAGCTACGGCATGTACCACCGACGTTAACGGCAATGCTGTTACTGAGTGCGCTTATGTGCAAAAGTTGCACGATAATTATGAAGCCTTGCAATGTAAGTATGCAAAAGCTAAGAAAAGTTATAAGAAGTGGAATAAGCTTGAAAAGAAGTATTATAAGCTAGAACTAAAATACTTGCATAAGGCGATGCTATCTTATTATAAACATAACCATAAAGTCACTCGCGCATATAAAAAGTACAGTAAGTTAGAGCGGAAATACAGCAATAAATGGGCTTATTACAACGAAAAAGCGCGCCCGTATCATAGTAAAATGATTAATTATCGCATTAAGCAAAACAATATTAGCGCTAAAATATCTACACATATAAGTGATTGCTATGTACAAACCCTAACGATTGAAAGTGAGTAATATAATGAGTAATAAGCGCGGAAAGTATCGGGCTCATAAATGGATGATAGCCGATGATGATGGTACGAGTAAGGACTTTGAATGTAAGGAAGATGCGCTAGAGTGGTTAACCGCGCACGATGCCCGCGCGGCGTATGCGATAAACCATCCGGGTATTAAGTATTTGCCCGGCGAAAATACCGTATGGCAAATTTGGCGAGTCTATTAGTAGGTGGTACTTATGGGATGGCTCGCGAATCTAGGCGCTAAACTACGCAACGCAGCAGCTAATAGCAAGTTTATTAACGCGATAGGTAACAGCGCTGTCAACAACGCTCAAACCAGCAGTAGTATTAACACTATCGGTACAAGCGCAAATGCGTTAAAAGACAGAATCAATACTGGTATAGCCAACATAGCGTCGCGTGTTCGCAATGCGTTTACCAACACAACCAAAGCCGATGTTAGGATACCGCACCACACTATCGATAGCGTTGACTCAACATGGCGAGAGATACAATCAATCCAAAATGCGCGCGAAGTGTATACGCCGCCGTCGCGCAACCTTGAAGACATTAGGCGCGATGCTTACTTTAATCAGTACAGCGATAAAATGACTTATAAAGAGTACAAGACATTATTGCCTAATAACACGCAGGTTGAAAATACCGCTGAATGGGTTGAGAGTGTTTTTGCCGACAACAACGTTAGTATAGACCCCGATGAGTTGCGCGAAAAACTAGCTACTAACATCGGACTTGTTGATTTAGTTGAGAATACCATTTACAGCGATGAGTACGATGACAAGTTGGAAGAATACGGTTATAGCGTAGGAATGTCGATGGGTGAAAAGGTTGAAACGGTTGCAGCGCTCATAAGAGGGCGCTAATATGCAGTATCGTAAATCTACCGAACATCACCGTCGTAAAGACGGCAAAGCATTTCGCCATGATGACAAGCCGCGAGTATGGTATGTTGCAGACTTTGAAACCAACGTTACCCCCGAAACATGCGCGGCAAATCCGGTATGGGCGTGGGGTTTGGCTAAAGTAGGTGACGATGGTTTACGGGCATATGGCACAAGTATAGATAGTTTTATGCGCTTGTTTTGGGAACATGACAGCATCTATAGCAGCGGGTTTATCGGTATATATTTCCATAATCTTAATTTTGACGGCGAATTTATCCTATCGTGGCTGCTTAGTCATGGTTGGTATCAAGCAAGCGGGGACTTTAAGCCCAAGTCTCGTAGCAAGGCGTTTTATTGCCTACGCAATAACGGTAAACTCTACCAAATAGAGTTTGCGTTTAAAACCGGGGCGCGCGTTATATTATGGGATAGTTGGAAAAAGTTGCCTATGTCAGTGCGTAACCTCAGTAAAGCGTTTGGCTTGTCTTATACCAAAGGCGATATAGACTATGAGATATACCGTGAGCCCGGGCATGAGCTTACGCCCGAAGAGTTGGATTACTTGAAACGCGATGTGGTTATAGTCGCACAAGCGTTAGACCATATTCACAACGGCGGGATTCGGGCGGATAAAATGACTATGGGGGCGGATGCTTATGCGGACTGGGAAACCCGCGCGCGTAATAAAAATCCTGATTTTGACGCTGACTATAACTCCTTGGAGTATGTTGAGTGGCAATATGCTAAACAGGCATATCGCGGCGGCTTGACGTTGGTTAATCCTAAGTACCGCAATCGCCGGTACCGGCGCAAGGGGCGTGTATATGACGTTAACAGCATGTATCCTAGTGTTATGCGGTATAACCCTATGCCGTATGGTAATGGTACCCGTTTTGAGGGTAAGCCGGAATTCGCTCCTAATACATTTACCATATTTGAAGTAATCGCGCATTTCGAGCGTCGTAAAAATCAAATTGCCGTATATCGCCCTAAAGGATACTCTAAGACATGGCCTCAAGGCACGTTCGTAGAGTCAACATATAATGAGCTTGAAGCGCCTATACATATAACGTTATCATCGGTAGACTGGGAAACATACAGTAAGCACTACGAAATTACCGTGGTGGAGTGGTTAGGCGGTTATGTATATCAAACCCGTATGGGTACATTTGACGATTATATAGATTACTGGATAGCCGAAAAGATTAAGGCAGCGGAAGAAGGCAATAAGCCTAAAAAGACCATTGCCAAATTTAAACTTAATAACTTATACGGTAAATTAGGGCAATCAATAGATAATACATTTGAATTTTATGCGTCTCTTAATAAAGAGGGCGTTGTGGTATGGCATAAGCGTTTGGTTGATTGTGATGAGAATACCACGTATAAATACATGCCTATGGCTGTAGCGATTACGGCATATGCCCGCGCAAAGTTATGCCAAATGATACGCGCCGCTGGCAATAGATTTATTTACGCAGATACCGACAGCGTACACATCTTCGGCGATTATGAGATACCCAACATCGATTGCCACCCAACGCGTTTAGGGGCGTGGGATTGCGAGTCGCATTTTAGCGGCGGCAAATGGATACGAGCCAAGGCATACGCGGAATACATAAATAACGCTTGGCAATACAAATTAGCGGGATGCCCAGCTGCTTGTTTGGGGGGTTTGCCGATTGAGCAATTTTACGTCGGTGCGGAATACCACCCTAAGTTACTGCCAAAACGCACACAAGGCGGCATTATATTAGTTGATTGTGGGTATAAATTTAAAGAATCCGCGTATATAGGATAATTTCGCACAAGTATGTGGTATAATGCAAATGACAGAAAAGGAGGAAAGCCATGTATCACTACCCGCATTATTGGATAGAAGGCAATGAGGTACGCAAGCCCGCGTGCGTGGATGCATTTGAAGCGGCATTTGCCGAGTTGTCATTAATAGCGGCAGATTATGCGGCTGCTTGTCGCGACTTCGAAGGTTGCGTTTACGGCGGCAATAAGTACCCCGAAGAGGTATTATGCGTTATCGGCATCGGAGGTGTAAATCCTAATGAATAGTGCAACACTACGTAGTATTATCAATATGTGTGGTGGCATATCCTTATTCGCGCGTATCGCGCAAGAACCCTATCGCCGCGTGCGCTACTGGACGCAGACGGAAAATATCCCTGATTATGCCTGTGATACCGTATATAAAGTCGGGTATGACTATGCGCGCTCATTCGCTCCTATCGGTATAGCTCAGCATAAAGTCATGCCGAAATACTATAAGTCGCCTATCACCCCCGAAGAGTGCAAGCAAAACGCGCAAGTGGAATTCGCGCAACTCGCGCATTTGCAAGAGGGGCGGTTGTTTTTGGTGGAGTGGTCTGAATGAACTACCTGAACAATCTAGATTGGGAACATTACTACAATTGGCCTAACACCATAAACAAAATGGAGGGCGCGGGCGCGTGCGGGTGTTTTGTGGTTGGCGCAAACAACCAAGGCAAAACGTTTGGCATACGTTGCATCGCGGTAAACCGCTACCTTACACGCGAGGATGGGCGCGGGCGGCAATTCGTGGAGGTTTGCCGTATCAAAGACGATATAGGCAAAGTCGCTAAATCCTACTGCGATAAAATCGTGTTGCTTGGGATATTCCCCGGCTATCAAATGCGCAGCAAGGGTAACGAGATACAGATACGCCAATGCGCCAAAGGCAGCGAGCAGCTGGCAGACGATAAGGACAATCCCGAGCCGTGGGAAGTTATGGGCTATGTGCTGTCCCTTAAAGACTTTATGCAGTCTAAGCGCATGACTTTTCCCGATGTGGGATATATCCTTTTTGATGAGGTCATCATCGAGTGGGATAATAAAGATAAAAAATATCTTGTTGATGAGTGGACGAAGCTAGAGCGCCTATGCGTCGCTGTCTGGCGCGAGCGCCCCGACAAGCGAAGTGAAGGACGCGTGTTTTTGCTGGGAAACTCGGTGGATATAGGGTGTCCTTATTTTGCCCATCTAGGGGTTGGTATCCCGGAATACGGCCAACGTTGGTGTATGGGCAAAACGTGGCTGTTCGACTACGTTAAGCCCTCCGATTATCGTGCAGAAGCCGTTAAAAAGACAATCGCATACCGCTTATTTCATGGTGCGGACAAATCCGCCATGCTCAACGAATTCGCGCAAGACAACGATAACTTCATCGCGGACAAGCCGCAAGATGCCTTATACAGTTACGCCATCGTATATCGCAACAACACATTTGGCGTTTGGTACGGGCATAATTGGGATATACATATATCCCACCGTATCCCGACCGACTGGGAGCAGCGCACCGTATACGCAATCACAACTGCCGATAACACGCCCGACTATAAGCTAATCAACCGAGCGCATCCAAAAATAAAGCGCTTGCTAACCGCTTACCAATCTGGTAATCTATATTTCAGCACCCCGCTAGTGCGTGAAGCATTCCTTGAGGTGCTGAGGTTATTCGGTCTAAAGTAACTATCAGGAAGGAAAAGACCATGGGCTATTTCGACAAGTACGAACGTAAAGGCATTGATTTCATGGACAACCGCACAAAGGGCGAATTGTCCGACCTTTCCACCCTCGCGGAATTCTATATCGAGGATTACGGGTATATTCACACCGACAAAGGCGAATGCGCCGTGTTCTGCGTGCGGTCAATCGACGATATGTTTTACTTCGGAAACTCAATCTTGCTTGAGATTTTGCATGGCGTGGATGAGGACGGCGAAAAGGAGCGTCTGCTCAACACGGCGGTTTCGGTTGAGAAAGTCACCAACCGAAACGGCAATCGCTCTTACTGGAAATGGACGTTTCACGAAAACTAAGAATGAATGTTCGATATACTGCACTGAAAGCGTCGCGAGTAATCGGTTGCAGTATATCTAACATATAAGGATGGGAGGTAGCGCCGGGCGAAAACACCGGCGCTACTGGCTTATTTGGAGGTAATTATGTCGCTTGTAGTAGACATCAACTGGCTGTTTTTCGCGGCCGCATGCGTGTTCGTGGCGCTGGACGTGTTGACCGGGCTATGGCAGTCAATCGTCAACAACTGCTTCAGCAGTCAAAAGATGCGCACCGGCTTAGGGCATAAAATCACGCTGGTTATTTGGTGTGGCGTGGGTGCGCTGGCAGACATTGCTTGTGCGACCTTGGCAACCGACGCAATAGGGGCGGGCGTACCCGTATTTGAGAGCGTATGCATCTATATTATAGTAATGGAGCTTGGCTCAGTCTGCGAAAACTTAAGCAAAGCCTATCCCGAAGCCGGGGTAGCTAAATTTTTCGGGGGTGTAGACAGTGGCAACGAAGACTAAGTACAAAATCAATAAACGTTACACGGCGCATAAAGGCAATTACGGCAGCGGCACGAATGCGCGTAAATACATCGTGGTGCACAATACCGGCAATACCGCATCAGCGCTCAACGAGGCCAAATACGCGCATAACGACCAGCACGCGAGCAGCTACCATTACGTGCTTGACGGCAGCGGCACCATCTACCGCACATTGCCCCCGCGCCGCATTGCATGGGCTGTAGGCACAGCGGGCTTTAGTGGGGCGAAACGCCTAATCGGCAATGATGAGAGCATCAGTATAGAGGTGAAAAGCAACGGCACGAAGTTTACCGATGCGGAAATCGCCGAATTGCGCTGGCTTGTGAAGCGTCTTATGAGGCGCTACGGCATACCGGCTAAAAACGTGGTAAGGCATTACGATTGCCACACCGGCCGCAAGGATTGCCCGGCTTATTATTGTGTGAAGAACAAGGCCGGTAATTTCGCGCGTTGGAACGCCTTGAAGAAAAAGATAACCGAATAGTTGACATATCGCTCAATTAATATATACTATATTGTGAGGTCTGCTAGGTATCGTATAGCGGTGCAAAGCCGTAGACCCGGATTGCGGGCGTTAAGTCGCCACCGGCGCGGCACCGTTGGCAAGCGGGCATCGTGGGCTTGGCATGTACCTTACCATTAACGAGGTTGACCCGCCCTTATATTAGGGCGGGTAATCTCAAACAGGAAGATAGGAGTAAAGACATGGAATTCACCGAAATCGTTGAGGACATACAGGCGATGAGCAAGGACCAAATCGACCAGCTCATAGCCATGTGTCCCGACCAGCTGCAACTGGATAACATGCCCGATGCGGACAATCAGCCGCAAATCGACGATTACGAAAAGCGCTTTGCCGCGATGCAAGACAGCATCGACGCGCTCAACGCCGCGCAAGCCGATATGATTGACCTTAAAAAGGAAAATGAGCGGCTGCGCGAAGACATAACCAAGTTCATCCGCGCTGGCAAGAGCACCGAGCCGCCCGCACCGGGACAACCCAACGCAAGCGCGGTAGACGCGCTGTTTGCTTAAAGGAGGTAAGCACAATGCCCATCAAGCCGACCGAACAGCAAATGCAAGCAACGAAGCTTTGGGAACAAGGCGAGTTGCCTACGAAGAAAATCATCGAAAACGTCATTGACGCAAGCCCGCTGCTTAAAAACGAGCTTGCGAGCAAGGGCTTAATCACAGTTATCAACGACGATTAACCATTAGGGGGCTATATTATGTCTGTGATTATCAACACCGACCCGCTGGACAATAACGCCGCGCTCAAGCAAATCGGCAATGCCATCATGTCCTACGAGCCATATCGCAATAATTTCTACGAAACCATCATTAACAAGTTTGCTCTTTCCATTCTTTTCTCGAAGAGCTTTAGCGACCAGTACGCATTCATGGACAGGGGCATGCTGCAAATCGGCGAAACCGTCGAAGGCATCTACATCGACATTGCCGAGGTCATGGGCTATGACCCGCAGAAGGCGGCGGGGCGCGAGCTTAAGCTTTACGAGGGCAATGTGTTCACTGCGTACGCGAGCATGAATTGGCAAAAGCTCTATCCCATCTCTATTTCCGAGGTCAACGCGCGACAGGCGTTCAGCAGCTGGGGCGCGATGGATGCGTTTATCCGCGGCCTTATCGAGTCGCTGTACAACGCTATGCGCTATGACCACAGCGTTATGAAGCATTACGCGCTCGCTCGCGGCATCCTCAACGGCGCGTTTGCGGTTGTCACGGTACCCGACCTTTCCGACGAGACCAACGCTAAGCAAAACGGCATCAAGGTACAGAGCACCGTTAACGACATGACGCTTGTCAACACCAAGTACAACCCCGCTCGCGTGCACAACTCCGATAAAATCACCGACCTTTACATCATCACCGACAACGCGCACCGCAGCGCTGTTAATTACATGGTGGATGCCCAAGCCTTTAACATCGATAAGGTACAGTGGACGGGGCACATCCTCTCTACGTGGCCTTTCGCGCAGCACGACGAGACGCGCCTTGCAGAGCTTATCGAGGATTACGAGCCGTTTACCGACGATGAGCTTTCCGCGTTGGGAAACGTCGCTTTCGTTTGTGTGGCAAAAGATGCCATGGAGGTCTACATCAACCATCGCGACATGGCCGCAACGCCTGTTCGCAGCGGTGCATACACTAACTATTTCCTGAGCGATTGGCTTACTATTACCATGTGGCCTTGGGCGCAGCGCGCCGTGTTTGCCGAGGGTGACAACGCCATCACCAGCGTTACCCTCACCCCAACCACTGCAACAGTGGCACCCGGCGGCTCGCTGCTTGTCAGCGCGTCCGTCGCTGGCAGCGGCCTGTACGATTCCAGCGTCACATACTCCGTGAGCGGCGCTAAATCCGACGATACGCAAATCGTCGATAACCAGCTCAACGTCGCTAAGGATGAGACTGCAAGCACCATCACCGTTACCGCCACGGCAAACGGCGATGATACCAAGAGCGCAAAATGCACCGTCACGGTTAAGAGCGCTTAAACTGATTCAACCGCCTTTCGGCGTGTTGGTTTCTTCCTGTTTGAGGGGCGGGGCACGACAGCAGCCCCGCCCCGGTGTTATGTTAGGGGTTGAGTATGGATATAACGGGCAAATTCCCGGGATTGCCTGACTGGGAGTTACAGCCGCCGCAAACCGAGTTCGACTATGGCCGCTGGGAACCTACCGGCAAACTGCACCTTTGCAATTGCCCGTGGGGTACCTCCGAGGTACAGGTAGGCACCCGCTCAATCATCGGACAAGGCAACGTGGTGCATTTCGGGACGGCTGCAAAACGCGACGAATGGTTCGACGCAAACGCGCAAGGCTTGACGTTTGATATTATGTATAGAGGGTATGACCAAAGCGAGTACGTGGTGTCGGTACCGTTTGATGTGGCTATGAGATATAACTACCTATGGATTGAGTACAAGACTGCGACCAGTGACGATAACCCTATAGACTATGAGACGAGCGACGGCGTGCGTAGGGTGTTTTATTTCGTTCGCAACCTCATTAGCAGCGATAGCGCGCCAAACACAACACGTATAGAGGTATTGCCGGACTACTGGACTACGTTTGTATATGACATCACGTTCACCGGGCTAAAGCTCAAACGCGGGCATTGGGCGGTTAAGCATAGCGCCACGCCCGAGGAATACTTGGCAAGCCCCGCCACCAACACCAAGTATCTAACGACACCCGATATTGAGCCGTCGGACGCGCATTTAGGCAAAATCGCGTTGCGTCAGACATTCAACGGCTCCAAAGACGGTAAGGTTTATGCCGTCACCATATGGACGTGTTCGACGGTGGAGGCCACGGCCGCGCATGAGGTGCACGCGCTAAGCAATAACACTTGGATAGAGCGCGGCGGCGGTGGATATAATATCGCTGCGCTGACTCTTAAGCAGCTGCAAGACCTATTCGATAAAATCAATGGCGACGATTACGCACATCTTGCCATGGCGTTTAAAGGCATGTTTTTCGTTGGGAGCGACTATATTACCCTATCCGATGAGCCATATGACATGTTCGGGTGGTCAAGTGTGCAGGCATATCACGTTGGGCATATCCAAGCGCCGATATTATCCGACAAATTGACGCTGACAAGGCAAATGTTCGGGTATCCCGACAAATACGCCGGTTATACTAAGCTATATACGTCGCCGTATGCCTATATCACGGTAACCACTAATCAAGACGCCGGGCATGCCGCGAATAGTTGGGACGTACCTACGCAGGCGATAACCTATTTGCAGGTATGCACTAACCTTGTGTTCTCAGCGCCCTCATTCGGCGCGACGCACAAGCTATTAGGGGTGGGCACCGCCGAAAGCCGCAAAAGCGAGAAAATACCCATGCGCACGGTGGATAATAACCAAAGCACCACGTACTACGACGCAAACAGCAATAACTACACATGGTTTAGCGAGTTTACGCTGCATTTTGGGCTTGTTCGCGCGTATTATCTCTATGAGTGCGTCAACTACAACCAGCGCGCCGTGATATTGCAAAACATCAATAAAATGTACAGCGGCGATGCAGTACCGGACGATAACGACACATCAACGGGCTATAGCCTGCAATATCGCGCAAACTGGGTACCCTATCGCAACCAGCTAGTAGCCAACTCTGCGGTAGTTGCTAATAATAAGTATGCGCTGACGGCAGAACTCGCCAACAACACGAGCGCAGACACCAAGACCGGCGCAGACGCTAAAAACGACTGCAAATATATAGACACGTCTACCAACATCACCAACGAGACGACGGCGGCGATTACCGCCGTCAACATCGACGCAAACAGCCAAAGCACGCAAATCGGGGCAAACGCCACCATCACAAACGGCATCATCGGCGGCGTTACCACCGGTGTAAACGGCCTTGTCAATGGCGCGGCATCCATTGTTGGAGGCGCTGCAAGCGTGGTTACCGGGGGCGTGGGGGCTGGCGTAAGCTCAATTGCAGGCGGCGCAGCATCCATCGTTACCGGCATCACCACCGGCGTATCGACGGCGGCGCAGGCGGCGGTATCCGCAAATGCAAGCATACAGCAAACGGCGATTGCCAACACAGCGGCGCAAGCATCAAGCGAAATCGCCATCACTAAAAACAGCGACATGGCGCAATTGTCGAAAGACGTGCTCAACGATAAGGTCAAATACGCTATGGGATTCGCGGATGCCGTCATCACCAACAATAACACCGCTCGCGTTAATTCGACGGCAGCATCCAACAACGCCGCGCTTGCGCAGCTATCCCGCAGCAAGACCATCAACGACGCCATGACAGAGCAAACCTATAAAGTAAGCAAAGACAATTACGACGCTGCGCCGGACGATTACAAGCTTAACAACGGATGCATGATGCCTGTAGGCAGTGCAGCAAACGATTATCTGGCGTTAACCGGCAATGACAATGTTACCATCAACGTCAACACCATGAGCGACGCTGACATTATGCGTATAGGCGATGAGTTTGCATTACATGGCTACACATGTGATTGCTGGGTTTACGATTCGGATGGGATTGACCTTAACGTTATGCCGGTATATACTTACTGGGAGTGTAGCGATATACAGGCTAATTATTACATGCCTGATGAGTTTGCAGACCGTATCAAGATGCTGTTGTTGGGCGGCATCAAAGTATATACAGACCCAGCGCAAGTTGGTAAGGGCGTGATATATCAATGAGCCAAACTAGAGACTATCAAACCTTATGTGATGAGTACGAAGTCAGCGGTTACGCTAACATGACTGATGACGAGATAACGCTGCTTGCGGGCACGCGCTATTTAATACAAGTCAATCATCAATCGACCGAGGAGGCCATAGCCGCGCAACGTAAGGAGCATGCGCAGCTTGTCGCAGAAGCCCTTGTCGCGATGAAACAATCCGAAAGCGAGTTAAACTCCCTCATCGACGAAGCGCTGAATGAGGTGCAGTAAATGAGCTATAAGACAAAACGCCCGGTTATGCCCTATAATCAAGCTATCGAAATGAACGATGAGTACTACCACGTATACATCGACTGGCTTATAGGCATAGCCCTTAACCGCTTCAAGTGGAAAAACCTACCCGAGACGTGCGACGCGCGCACCATCGAGTACCAGCTGCTCACGCAAGGGTGCGTCACAATCGCCCGACCCCCGCAGCTGTCCGAGACGTGGCTATCGCTGGGAGCCGTGTTCTCGGGCGACTTCGATTTATACGGATACCCGACCCGTTGGAGGACGTGGAGCAACTGGACGGACAAATGGGATTTTGAGGTCACGCCCGCAAACGGCGTTTTCGCGTGGGCCAACAACTCACGGCGCAGCCCGTGGATAGGCCTTGACAAGTACGCACAGGAGCTTGCCAAAATCAAGCGAATACGTGAGATCAACCGTGTTGTCCAAAACACGCCGTTTGCCATCAACTGCGACCCCAACGCGCGAAAGGAAGCCGAGAACCTCATCGTCTCCATCATGAGCGGCCAACCGGCCGTAGGATGCATGCGCACCCGTGACGGCGAATTGCTTACGGATGTGGGGGTTTTCGACGTCAAAGTAGACTACCAGCCCGACGCATTCAACACAGACTACCTCAACGCCATGGGCGAAGCCCTCAACTTCCTCGGCATCGATTATTTGCCGCGCAAGAATGAGCGCGTTATCGAGGATGAGGTATACGCCAACTCCGACGGCGTGTACAAAAAGCGCATGGACGACCTCAACACGCGCCTTAAATTGGCGGATGACTTCAACAAGCTCACGGACAACGCCTATAACGTGTCCGTGGAGTGGGATACCGACATGCACCCCTTGTCTGCGGGCAATGTGGATAAGGCCGGGGCTGCGCGGGACACAGGGGCGCAAGGGAGCGAATAATGGCAAGCTATACAGTGACTACAAGCGCGGATTGGCACAACGTCTACACCTTGACGCTCAACGAGCTTTTGGATTGCGGCGCATTGAGTAAGGAGACCGGCGCGGCAAACAGCCTACTAGACGGGTGGACGCACTACAGCGACGAACAGGCCGCGCGTGTGGTGGACATCATCATAGGCGAATACGGCTCTAGGGAAATAGGCATAACGCCTATTAGGATATGGTATCAGCATTACCAGAGCAAAATGGCCGTGGCTGCACAGCAAGCCAACCTACTATATCCGATTATCGGCGTGGACACGTCCGAGCTATCCGGCGGGGGATACAAGGAGCGCAGACGCGAGATTGACAGCCGTTTTCCGCAGACGATGCTATCACAGCACAACAGCGATTATGCGAGTAGCGGCAATGATAGGGTTATCGAGCGGTTGGAGACGCTTAACTCGCTGGACATAATCAACACGATGAAAGGCATTGCCGAGGATATAGTGGCAGTCGATGACTTGTTCGTGCAAGCGCTAGACCCGCTGTTTTTGCACATCTTCACGCCGTATGTCAACGGTATGTAGTATAATTAGACCGACCGCTTAGGGGGCTTAGATGAGTAACACAGACTTGAACGCGGATTGCGGGCGCTGGCCATGGCCTTATCCGCTCATCCCGACCATACCACAAATCTATATGGATGCCGTGAGCGTGGAGCAGCAGATTAAAGACTTGCACTGCTGGCTTAACAGCTTGAGCCTATACGCAACCACCGAGCTTAACTACGATGATGAGATTACGGCGATTAACACGGCGTTGTCGCAGCTTGAGGATGCGATACAAGACATTGAGCAAGGAAGCTTGGAGGAGCACTACGTCGCGTTGTTGAGCGCGTGGATTAATGAGCATACCTCAACGTTGTATGAGCTTATGTGCAAACAGGTGTTCTTCGCCCTCAACGATGACGGGTATTTCGTGGCATATGTCCCGGATAGCTGGGCAGACATAACGTTTTACACCGAGGGCGACACCGCATCTTCCGATTACGGCAAACTGCAACTTTGGTATTAAGGAGTAATTAACATGGGTACACGTCAATATATCGGGCTGCGCTACGTGCCTAAATTCGCAGACCCCGTGGAGTGGGACAACGCAAACGCATACGAGCCGCTTACAATCGTGCTCAACCAAGGCAACAGCTACACAAGCAAAATCAATGTCCCGGCTGGCGTGGACATTGCAAATGAGACGTACTGGGTTAAGACCGGTGACTTTAACCAACAGGTAGCTTCGCTGCAAACGCAAGTCAATGGATATAGCGCAGACATTGCCGATGCCAAGGAAGCATCCGAACAGGCAGAAGCGACTGCGAGCCAAGCCAACCAAGCGATTACAGTCATCGGCGAATGGGACGCATCCGGCAAAACATACACGCTCTATCGCGCCACGGCAAACACCGTAGGCGGCATCAAAAGCGCGGAAGCTGGCAACACCACAGGTTATATCGTGGTGGATAGCGACGGTTACGCAACAGTACCGGTAGCGACTACCGAGGGTTATGGCATCGTCAAACCCGACGGAACCACAATTAAGGTAGACAACGGCGTTATCAGCGCAGCAGCAGCGACCAAGGACGTAGCCACCGATACCGAGCTGGGGCAAATTAAGACCATGAGCAGCAGCTCCACCACAGCCGGTGTGTCCGTCGACTCTTCCGGCGCGGCCTATGTGCCGGTGTGCTCAAGCTCGCAGATGGGCACGTGCAAGCCCGACGGCACATCCATAACGAGCGCAAGCGGGGTGTTGACAGCCGCGAGTTCCGCGCCGTACCAAAGCGAGACCGTCAGCTTCAACCCGGGCAGCAGCACACAGCTACCCGGCACCGTCACGCTTGAGTATATCTACCAACCGGCCAATAGTGGGATGCACCCGGGGTATATCCTCGTGACGATGACGCTAACTAGCGCCCTTGAAACCGGAAAGACCTACGAAGCCTCGGTTTATGGCAAGCTTACGGAGCCGCGCGAGTCATACCACCCCGAGGATAAGTATATAGACTGGCATGGTGTGGTAATGCACGCCGATGGCGTTGTTCCTGTTGGGTATATCGGATTGACGGAAGATACCGACGGTGAGCAATATATAACATTCCACACAACCAACAGCGTAAGCGCTGGTACACCTTATGTAGCTGTTATCCCAACTATTTTTGCCGCAACAGCATAAGGCACGCTATTATGCCTGTGTGCAACACACATAAAGATTACGCATGGATGCATGCGCCTAATCAAGGGTACGTGACGCAGTTAGAGGGCGCGGCCTTGGATAAGCGTATATCCAAGACCGCAGCTCAATGTGAGATTAACACCCGCAATATTGCCAAGCTGCAAGGCATGCTAGGCATCGAGGGGCATACTTACAACGACTTGCGCGAACACGGGTTTTTGTATAAGGGGCTGTAATTATGGGTACTACAACCAATTACGGGTGGACAAAGATAATCGCGTCGAACAAGATTGATATAGTAAACGACGTCAACACGCCCCTAGACCAGATAGACGCAAGCCTTAAGAGCGTGGCTAATACAATACCTAGCGCGTATACATTGCCTTACGCGACCACCAGCACGTTAGGCGGCGTTAAGGTAGGGGCTAATGTAACCACGATAGCGGCCGCAAGCCTTGCGAGCGAGGGCGTGGTTAACCTTGACCAAAACAACGTGGCGTATGTGCCGACTGCGACCACAAGCAAGGCTGGCGCGGTAAGGGCTGGTGCTAGCTTGTCCGGCACCATGAGCGCCACCAGCCACGGATTGCTGCAAGTGGATAGCTCTACCGGCTGGGGCGGCGTTGGCAGGGCAACCACCAGCGCGCTAGGGTGTGTGCGCGGCGAAACCAACGTGTCGGGCGATTACCCTACGACGTATGGCAAGATGTCGGTTAATCAAGATACCGGCGTGATTAGGGCAGACCCAGCGACAACCTCGCAAGCCGGTGTAGTCAAACCTGATGGGTCTACGATTACGATTAGCAACGGTACGATTAGCGCTGCAAGCAGCTACACGTTGCCTATAGCGAGCGCGGATACGTTAGGCGGGGTACGGGTTGATGCGACGACCACAAAGATTAACGCAGCAGGTGGTGTGCTAAGCTCACAAGTTCCGTTCGCGCGGTTTTATACATCGAGCACATCGACGATGAGCAAGACCGCGAGCAAATTAACGCTTGTCAAAGCGGCATCAATCGGCAATATTTATAGCTATAGCGGGGGTTGGTATGTATCTACCGGCGGGTATTACTATATATCTGCGACTCTAGGTTATACCAGCGCCACTAGTGGCGATAGCGTGCATATAAGCCTATATGAGGGGTCTAGCGAAGCGACAGAGTCTTGGGGTCGCAACGCCGGTACCAGCGGATGTGTGCATCTTAATACGATATGGTATTTAACCGCTGGAGCGTATTATTATATTTACGTCAACAATGCCACAGCCGCGCGAGGTGCTATTGACGGCGGTACCGACGGCTCTTGCAATGTAGCGGTTATTAGGTTGACTTAATGGAGGTATACAATGGCAACAGGCACCACTAATTACGGGTTTACTTATCTGGTAGGTAGCAACAAGATTAATCTTGTCGGTGACACCACTACGTTTCTGGATGAGATTGACGCGGCGCTTAAAAGCGTGGCAAATAGCATCCCTACGGATGTGGCAGCGCTTAAGACGCAAGTAGACACCAACACCAGCAACATTAGCAAACTGCAAACAAGCGTCAGTACCAACACTAATAACATCGCAGACCTTACTACCAGCCTTACAACGCTGCAAAGCACTGTATCAGGGCATACAACTAGCATTAACACGCTCAATACTAATGTTAGTGCGTTGCAGTCTAGCGTTTCTGCGTTGCAGACTACTGTTAATAAGATTAAGTCTGCGACTACTTACGCCGATTTGGCATCCCATGGCTTTACTTATATGGATACCACGGCTTAATAGACTTATCGCTATGGCAACACGTCGGATTCAATCATTGGTTCTCCGTTCACAAGCCTTTTGTTGTTCATACGTTTAGAGTGCGTGTCATAGCTTATAAGTAGCAAGCCCGCCTAATCGGCGGGCTTTGTTTTAAATCAAATAAGCCAAATTTTGGCTCATTTGATTTATATCTGTTTTGACCTCAGTTACCGACTTCCCATATGCGAATCCAATCGTCATCGCCACGTAATTAAACTCATCGGTGTTACTCATACCCCCTACTAACCCACTCGCAAATGCAATAACTAGTTTGTAATCAGCGCTCATGGTAGTTCCTTTCGTTCGTTCCTGTTCGTTACAGTTAATATAATACCACAATTCGCACGTTACGCAAGGAAAAAGTGAAATTTCAGGTTAATTTCAGGTTTACTTCCCATAAGATATGGGCAGTCATATTTTGCGGTTAACTTCCCATAAGATTGTACGTGTTTTATCATTAATAGAGCGAGCGGTCAATTAATTAATGAAGTTCAAAAGTTCAATTTTGAACAAGTTCAAAAGTTCAATTTGAACTTAGTTCAATAGTTCAATTTGAACAAGTTCAAAAGTTCAATTTGAACAAGTTCAAAAGTTCAATTTGAACAAGTTCAAAAGTTCAATTTGAACAAGTTCAAAAGTTCAATTTGAACAAGTTCAAAAGTTCAATTTGAACTTAGTTCAATATGGTTAATAGACCGACTGTTCAGTTAATAAACGCAGCCCCGACATAGGCGCGAGGGCGCGTCACACATTTCACATGTAAACGCTCTGACCAGCGGAAATGTTAAGTCCTATAAAGTTAGTGGGTATTACGACCGTTCACCGGCGAAAAACTACCGCTCACCCCGCATCTTAAGCAACCCAGAACATTTGTTCTGTTTACCGTTTAACCCCGCAAAATGACCGCTTACCGAATATTTCACATGTTAATGTTGACAAATCATCACATCTTTGTGTGAACTATTGACTTTGTAGGGTCTGATGGTGTAAGCTTAGAGCGTGCTCGCGTGAGCGCAGCGAACGCAAGCTTCCCCGCATGGGGAAGCGCACGCCCCCCGGAGGGGGTGCG